CGCGAAATCGGAAACGGTTCAGGCCTCAGGGCAACCCCCCGCCAACCCTACCACAGGGCTAGCACAGTCCGCGCGTCGGACCGAGAAAAGATCCACCCTTCCTGGTGGAGCAAAGGAGGAGGCACGCCCACAGTGCTGATCACTTCACACGATGCCGTGAGGCATTCGTGGAAGTCGGCCCACTGTGAACTCGGTACTGGAATTAAGGGCATTTTCTTCCTTTTCCAGTAATTCCACAACGGTACAGGCCACAACCAGTACCATCGATACACAAGGTCTATCCGACTCTTCCCGACCGGATCCGACCTTCTGTATCTACGCCTCAACACTAGGCGTTGTGGAACGCACTTGACACCGGCGGCCATGTCGACCCCGATGCTCAAGAGCTCCGAGTTTAGCTTGCGGAACACTTCCCTGTGTTCCGGTGGAGGCATCATGACCTGCTTGACGATCGGCCAGTGCCGGTCAAGCGTCGGGAGCTCTTCTCCCCGACCCACCTCAGACGTGATCCCAACCCTGGGTCTTTTCGCCTGAACAAGCTCAACGTGCCTGAGACATGCCCTCCTCACAAATGCATGTCTCAACAGGGGACCCCTCATTCTTTTCGGCACTGCGCCAAGATCCACTCCTTTACGGGTTATCTCATCCTTCATCGAGATAATCCCATGCCAGAGCGTATCCGGTTTCAACGTTCGCAGTCCTTCGAACAAGGGGCCGAGGATACAGCCGGGCTCGTCGTTGCGCATGAGCGCCGAGAGAACGGGCTTCCTGACGGATCGCACAAGGTTTGTGCGACCATCAGGCCCCTTCCGAATCTCGAATGAACGCGAGTTCAATTCGAGACGAAGAGGGGAAACGCCCGTCTTCTCGTCGTTCACGACGAGCCCGAAACATGAGGTGACCCGCTTCCAGTTGACGTAGTCGACGTCATCGCCTGTGAAGGCGATATCATCACCGTTGATGATAACTGGGCGAATCTTCGCCGCGTACCTCATGCCACTCCTTCTGTACCGGAGCGATCTTGCCAACCCGACTGTTGCCCTATTCAACAGGCACAACACCGGGAAGGAAAGAAGATTCCCCATCATGGAACCGCGGTAAATCGGGTGTGACATCCCGCTACCGCTTCTCCAGTGGAGACGCTCCGCGCGAAAGCTCTCTATCATTAGCTCTCGCTCCTCAGGGTTGAGGCTGGGTGCCTCGGCAAGACATCGGACGATCGCCTCGACAACATCGGTGTATATGTTGTCGGTCGCGCTGCGGTAATCGCCGCTGATGATCTTCTCGCCGTCGCGCATGTCATCTACCACGTATTTGACATGGTCCTTCGTTACATCGCCCCGTACCAGCCATGGCTTACGACTGATGAAGTCGTACAGGCATTCGTGTACGGGCCGAAGGACGCCCTTGACCCTGGCCGTCTGCATCGTCACGACTCGAATCTTCCCCTTCGTCTTGCAGGTGCCAAGACGAAGATCCGTGGGATCTTTCGACCATTCGTGACGGGCAGTTCCTAGGGTGCCCCCCCTCCCTGCGGGCGTCTCGTAACATCCGTGCTGGTCTGGTACCACGCACGATTTACGGTGACGCCCCACCTCCTTCGCCCAATCGGGGCCGAGCAGATTCCTTACTGCTCGAACGACATCCCCGACGGGATCTGAGGACCAGTCGCAGGTCCTAGAGCTCGGGTCAGGACGCTGGGCCATCTTTCGTGCCCACGCGCTCCTAGCCCGGGAGATCGCGACAGAATCACAGGTGCGACACTCGACGTCAAAGAACCTGTTACAGCTCTTCAGCGCCTGCTCAAGCCCACGTGCGTGTGAGCCCAAGACACCGGCATTTCCCGCCAACCTCACTCTTTCCCACTCCGCTCGCAATTCCGAGCATCGCATTTCCCGATCGGGAATCTGGCAAGAAGTGGCCATCTCAGGCCACTCTCTTACGACCAGACGCGATGCTCGAGTGAGCGCTTGCCGTACTCGCCATGCCGCAGGGCAGGCGCAGTCTCTCGGCTGAGTCTTCAAAGGCTGTTGAACCCGATTCATCAGACCGAACGTATCCCAAGGGATTCGTGTGGGCAATG